CCGTTTCGATGACGGTTCCAAGCGCATGACGAAGATCGAGTACCTCTTGTATGTACTCATCTTGGCCGTGTTGCTTGGCCCCGGCGTTGCGGCCGAGTTTGTAAAAAAAGTGTTTGGGATGTAAATGATTGATGTTGCCAAAACAATCAGCGCAGTCGCCGCAAGTGTTGCCGCAATAGGTGGCAGTTACACCCTCGCCGACAAGTTTGGTTGGTTTGACAAAGCCATTTTGGAGTGGGCACCAGAACACTTCAGGATCGTTGCAGAAGAGGGTCAGCCCATCAATGTGACGGTGGCAAGAATTAAAAAGCGGGATGACTGCTCTGTTGAGAGTTTCACCCCCAGCATTCGCGATGCGGCAGGCATGGTGCATGAAGCCACCACCACCGCAAGCAAGTTCAGTGGCCCAGCAGGCCCAGACATCGACACGTTCACATACGAACTCACGATGGTGCGGAAAGAAAAGATTGCCAGCGGGAAAGCAACCTTGTTGGCAACGATCAAATACAAATGCCCTGAAGGGGAGCGCGTTGTGCAGTACCCCCGTCATGCAAATTTAAGTTTTGACTTGAGAGGGTGACCATGCTCCCAATAGTTGCATCACTGCTCGGTACGTTGGCCCAGAATGGTCTGGGCCTTTTGTCATCTGCGATCCAAGCAAAAGGCAAAGAAGCCGTCGAAAACATTGTTGGCTTCAAGATTCCTGACAACCCAGAGCCTGCCACCATTGAGAAACTGCGCCAGTTGCAGTTTGACCATGAAGAGCGCCTTTTGGAACTTGGAATTGAAAAAGCCAAGCAAGACCTCGAAGCCTTCAAGGAAGAGGTCAAGGATCGTGACAGCGCCCGTGGCCGCGACGTTGAATTCATCAAGCGCGGCATGACCAACAACCGTGCCAACGTTATGTTTTTTTTGGCCGTCTGCATGGTCGCTTTGCTGGTCTGGATCGTGTGGAAAGACCAAGACATCAATGAGTACGTCAAGGGAATCTTTACGCTCGTTTTGGGACGCTTTTTGGGCTACCTCGACAACATCTACTCCTTTGAGTTTGGAACGACCCGTGGCTCCAAAGAGAAGGATGAGACCATCAAGCAACTCACTGGGGGTGGTAAATGAGCCTCAGCCAAGAACAAGCGGCATTCCTACTGGATACCTGCAAACTGATCCAGTACGCCACCCAGCAGGGCTTTATGGTCACTGGTGGGGAGTTGGCCCGCACACCTGAACAGCAGGCTTTGCACGTCAAGGCTGGCCGTTCCAAGACCATGAATTCGATCCACCTGAAGCGTTGCGCCATCGACTTGAATTTCTTCAAGGATGGGAAGATAATTTGGGACAAAGGTATCCTCGCGCCAATCGGCGCATATTGGGAGAGTTTGCACCCCAAAAATCGCTGGGGTGGCAATTTCAAATCACTGGTAGATTGCCCTCATTTTGAGCGTAACGTGGGATAAAGGAGCCTCAGAATGACAACAGCCGCCGTAATGACGTATGACTCGCTGGTAGCAGACGTATCGTCATACCTCGAACGTACCGACGTCGCGACCCTCGAGAAAATCCCGACCTTCATTATGCTGGCCGAGCAGATTATTGCCAGCCAGATTAAGTTTTTGGGCAACCTGACACCGATGCAGTCGACCATGACTGCGACTCAAGCCATCATCGACAAGCCAGCACGCTGGCACAAGACTGTGTCCATGAACGTGGTGGTCGCTGGCAAGCGCCAACCTGTCCTGCTTCGCAAGTACGAGTACCTGCGCGAATACTGGCCTGATGCCACGCAGACGTCCATCCCTGCCTACTACGCCGACTACGACTACACGCACTGGCTCGTGGCTCCTACACCCGCGCAAGACTATGTCTTTGAGGTGCTGTACTACGAGCGAGTGCAACCGCTCGATTCATCGAACCAGACCAACTGGTTCACCACCTATGCACCACAAGCATTGCTGTATGGCTCTTTGTTGCAGGCCATGCCGTTCTTGAAGAACGACAGCCGGATGCAAATGTGGCAAGCCAACTACGACGCAATCATGGCGACGCTGAAGCAAGAAGATGTTCAGCGCATCGGTGACCGTCAAGCCGCAGTATTGGATACCTGACCATGTCATACAACAGCCCCTTCACAGGAAACGTAGTTCAACCGACCGACGTTTCATACCGAGCGATCACGCTTGCGGCCAACACTCAGTTGGAGTGGCCGATCAACGGAAACGCCACCGACGACTACGCCGCCCGCATCATGGAGGTCACCGCCTCCTCTGCGGGCCTCTCGCTTTATATGCCTCCTGCCAACCAAGCGTCGGTCGGTCAGGATGCAATGATCCGCAACGTGGGTGCAACAACATTCACGGTCAAGGATTACGCTGGCGCAAACACGATTGTGTCGATCCCGGCAGGCGAGGCCCGCTACATCTACATCACGGCCAATCCGACCGTCACAGGCACATGGGGAATCATCGCCTTCGGTATTGGCTCCTCTGGTGCCGATGCGGCCACGCTGGCCGGATACGGCTTGCTGGCTATCGGTCAAACGCTGAACCAGTCCCAGCCCGTCACAACCTTTGCATCGAACTACACGGCCATCTCAACTGACCGCTCCAACACCTATGTGTGGACTGGCGGCGCAGGCACGCTGACTTTGTCTGGCGCATCGACTCTGGCCGACAACTGGTTCATGTTCCTGCGCAACGGCGGCACTGGCGCGTTGACTGTGGCGTGTTCTGGCGGTGACGTGATCAACGGCTCTGCTTCGCTCATTCTCCAGCCAAGCGACTCCTGCATTATTGTTTGCTCTGGCGCGGCCTTCTACACCGTTGGATTGGGCAAGTCCACGCAATTCAACTTCACGCAGTTGACCAAAGCCGTCACTGGTGGAACCGTCACGCTGACGGCCGCTGAGGCGTCCAACGTGATCTTGAAGTTCACTGGCACTCTATCGAGCAACGCAACGATCATCGTGCCGCAGACCGTGCAGGTGTACTACGTCCAGAACGCGACCGTCGGCGGTGCATCGAACTACACCATCAAGTTGACGACCAACGCTGGCGGCTCTGAGGCGACCATCGCTTCCAACCAGCAGGCCACTTTGATTTGCGATTCTGTGAATCTGGTGAACGCCAACACAGTGCTGGCTGGTGCGTCGTCCATTGGTTTGATTGATGGAACCGTTGGAAGCCCTGCCCTGTACTTTGGCTCTGAGGCATCGACTGGTGTGTACCGCGCCGCTTCTGGTGAATTCAACATCGCCATTTTGGGCGTCTTGCGGTCTACATTGTCTGCAAGCGGCCTGACGATCAATGGCGCAGGAACATTCACTGGTGGCGTTTCAGGTGGTACTTACTGATGACACAAAAAGTCTTTACCGTTGACACCCAGCCCGGTATCCAACGGGACGGGACTTACTTCGACAAAAACTTCTACACCGCAGGCAAGTGGGTTCGCTTTCAGCGCGGACGCCCTCGCAAGATCGGTGGCTACCGTGCCATCACGACAAACGCGGATGGATTGTCTCGCGGCATTTACGTCAACTCCGAAGACGGCATCAACAAGATTTTCAACGGCTACGATGACGGCATCGAGGTCATTGACATCGATAACAACGGCATCGGCTCAGGCACAAACGAGATGCTGTTTGGTGGTGCTGTACTGACCCTTGGAACCGTCACTGGCGGCACGCTGTACACCAACGGCACCTACACCAACGTGTCGCTGACTGGCGGCACTGGGACTGGCGCAAAGGCCACCGTGGTGGTGTCTGGCGGCTCAGTGACCACGGTGACCATCACCACGGGCGGCAATTACTACGTCGTGGGCGATGTGTTGAGCGCATTGGCCGCAAGCATCGGCGGCACAGGCTCTGGCTTTTCTGTGCCTGTTGCAACGTCTGACGACCTCTTCACGCCCAGCACAAACCACCTCTGGCAGTTTGATTCGCTCTACGACTCCCAAGGCGCTGGCGCAAACTTTCTCGTGGCCCACCCCGGCCACAACCTGTCTGAGATCGACAGCACCGTCAACACGGCCGTGCTTGGTGGCCCGCTCAATGGCTTGGTGCTGACGCCCCTCAAAGACACCAGCGGCACGACCCCAACGGGCGACACGATCTCTGTGTCCGGCGGCGTGGTGGTGCTTCACCCCTACATCTTCGTGTACGGCGACAACGGCCTGATCAAGAACAACGTGGCAGGCGATCCGTTTGACTGGAATGGCGCAGACGCCAACGAGACCAACGTGGCCTCCACCAAGATCGTCAAGGGCTTGCCAGTGCGCGGCGGTACAAACTCGCCGTCTGGACTTTTCTGGGCTTTGGATTCGCTGATCCGCGTGTCCTACAACCCCACCACGATTACCGTGGGCGGCTCCGCGCAGACCTTCTACTGGCGCTACGACATCATCTCGAGCCAGTCCTCGATTCTCTCGAGCCAGTGCGTCATCGAGTATGACGGCATCTACTACAGGATTGGTGTTGACCGCTTCTTGCTGTACAACGGCGTGGTCAAGGAAATCCCAAACGCATTCAACCAGAACTACTTTTTTGACAACCTGAACTATGTCCAGCGTCAAAAGGTGTGGGCCACAAAAGTTCCTCGCTTTGGTGAGATTTGGTGGTTCTACCCCGAAGGAAATTCGGAAGAGTGCAACAACTGCATCATCTACAATGTGCGTGAAAACTGTTGGTACGACGGCGG